ACTAAATTCAGCAAAATGGACGAGGTAAGAGTCGATACGGGCAAAATCTTTAAGTCGGAGAAGACAGAAGAAGGTTATTTAAGGGTGTGGATGACAGTTTCGCGCACGGGGGAGTTGCAGTATCGTAATGACGATGGTTCAGCTCGGACGGAACTGGTTAGTCATCAAACTTTATTTGACCAAGGTTCTCTTAATACGGCTTGGGGGAAACCTATTACCGATAACCATCCTCGCAAGAACGATCAGTATATTTTAATTGATAGTTCAAACACCAGAGACTATCAGCGTGGCATGACGCAACAAGGCATGGTGGTAAACGATAATTTTCTTACAGTAGTGGGGGTGATTACTGATGGTGAGTTAATTAGAAAGGTTGAGTCTGGGGAAAATCAAGTTAGTGCAGGGTATAAGGCTAGTATTGTCGATCGAGGGGATGGCAAGTATGAGCAAATGAACAGACGATATAATCACTTTGCTGTGTTACCAAAGGGTAGAGCAGGAGAGGATGTGAAGGTTCATTTGGATTGTTTTCGCTGTGATTTGGACGATACGATCGAAGAATTTAATCAAGGAGAAGATATGACGGTAACAGTACATTTAGACGGTATTGGCTATCAAGTCGAACCCAATATTGCTAGTGCGATTGCACTGGAAAAGAAAAGACTTGACGGGGAATTGGGTAGTTTGAGAGTGGATAAGGAAACTTTAGAAAGTAAGTTACAAGATACTCAAACTAAATTGGATAAGGCAGAAGGGGAACTGGAAGCAACAAAAATCAAACTAGATGAAGCTCTTAAACAGGATTCTTTGAGTGAGGAAATTTCAGCTCGGATGGATGTTTGGGCGGAGGTTTTACCTAGTATCAAGAATAAAGATTCTCAATTCAAAACTGACTATGGCTTAAAGGTAGCTGACATCAAACGAGCCTACCTTAAACGAGTTCACGATCGAACTGATTTAGCAGAAAAATCGGATGCGTTTGTTGAAGGGCTTTATGAGGCTCTAAAACCTGATGAACGTACTGATGCGATCGCCCTTGCTAATCGTCATTTTGAAGAATTGGGGGGAATTCGAACAGACGCTTCGGGGGTAGAAAAAGCCCGTCTGGAAGCGATGAAACGGAAGGAAAAAGCGTATATGGAGAAGGTGAAATAATGCCACAAACAAGTTATTCAATTTATCAGGATAAGGGTTTTGAGGGAATGATTGCTAATTCTCGTCATAATTACCATATTCGTGGTACTCATGATGAATTAGTGAATGGTGATACCGCAATGATTCCTTTTGGGCGAGTGGTTCGATCGCCTTCTGCTACGGGAGAGGTTTTGCCCTTGAGTGCTGATGCTCAGACGATGGGGGGTGTTACGGTTTATTCTGCTGTCTATGAAAAAGACGAAAATGGTAACTCTGGTTATCCAGTCGATAAACCTATGAGCTTAATGACTGAAGGGGAAATATTTGTCATTGCTGAAGTGGATGTAGCCATTACGGATACGGTATTTGCTCGGTTTTTGATGAATGGTTCACCCGGTGAGCATGATGCGGTGGGTAGAGTGCGCGATGATGCCGATAGTGGTGGCGCTACGCAAAGGGCGGACGCTGTACCTAATGCTAAGTTTTTGCATCCTGCAAAGGCTGGTGAGGTAGTTCGAGTTTACGTTAATTTTTAGGAGTAATTAGGTGAGTCAATCGGCATTAAACGGTGGGTTGTTTCTCAGTCGTCAACTTGAGCAAATTTTGCCCAAGTTGTATGAGAAAAGATACCCAAGGTTATGGGCGGAGGAGGGATTATACTTTCCTGCCACGGGTGATTTGGAAATGGGCGCTCAAACTTTGATTGAAGAGACTGTTACCCAGATTGGGGAAGCCTCAATCATGAGCGATCGAGCTACGGATATTCCTGCGGCGGAAACGATTATTGATGAGACTCCATTTAAAGCAGTATGTGTGTCAATTCATGTGAATTATACAATTCCTGAGTTAGCGGCGGCGCAAAAAGCAGGTAGAGATTTACGATCGATTCGCATGAGTTCGGCGGATAGAGCGATTAAAGAGAAGATACACAAGTTAGCTGTTTTTGGTAGTGCTAAACACGGGATGACAGGAATCGTCAATAATCCTAACGTGACAGCAGTGGATAGTTCTTATGATGCAGATAATGGGGCAACTACGGTAGATGATCATATTAGCTTTGTAGCTGATAACATCATTAAGGTAGAAAATGACACTAATTTGGTCGAGGGAATTGATACTATCTTAGTCCCTGCCAAGTTACACAATATTTGGAGTAAGGCAAGGGTAACTAATACCAGTCAATCGGTTATTAATTATCTGTTAGAGAATTTTGGTCCTAGTGCCGGGGGGAGTTTACGCAACATTATCAAAGTGAATGAGTGCCGTAATGATCAACTTGTGGCAAATGGCGTTACTCTTTCTGGTGTTAATGACGATCGGGTGGTATTTTTACCAGTGACTCCTGATGCAGGGGAGCGTAAATTCTACGGGATGCAAACGTTAGAGCCTCAGTTAATGGGTATGGATTATAAAGTGTTTATGTACGCAGGTACAAGTGAGGCAATTATCCATTACCCCGGCTCGATGCTTTATGTTGATATTCCCAAGTTATAGGAGTTAAATAATGCAAGTAATTTATTATCCTGAGAAACAAAATCCCCCACGCAAGGGCAATATTTATCTCGATGATCAGCTTTTTACCCCCGGTAATAATGAGGTTGATGAGTCGGTGACTAAACATCAATCGTGGGCAAGGTTAGTGGACTCTGGGGTGTTTAAGGTGGTGAGTAATCCTCAACCGATTGAGCCAAAGACTCGCATTTCTAGCCTAACGATCGATGAAGCGACTCCCTTGATTGAGGAAGAAACAGATGTGGAAGTTTTGAAAGAATGGCTAGAAGCAGACGGTCGCACTGGTATAAAAACTTTGATTAATCGTCAGATTAAATTTTTGGAGAATATCTAATGAGTACTCCTTTTGCTAATTTTGCCAATGCTACGGTAACGTTTAAGGTTCGATCGAACGAGCCTGTAGTGGGTGCTTATGGGCATTTGGAGAATAATTTGATTGATTATTCGGTGCGTTGTTTTTTGGTTCAGAAAAAACCGCCTATGAGTCAGTTAATGAATGAGGGTAATCAGGAGGAAATTTATGTTGAGGGTCGTTGCATTGAGCCTAAAAGGTTGTCGCCCGATATTCAACCCGAAGTGTTGGGGGATGCCTCCCTAAATGGGGTCAATTATAAATTTCGTTTATCTCCTTCGATCGCTTCTGCTTTCTTTGATGAAGATGAAATTTTAGGGCAAAAGATTAATGGCTATTTGATCCAAACTTCTTTATGGGGGGGGCAGTCCAATGGCAATTGATGTACGAATTTCGGGTAATGCGATTCAAGTGATAAATGCCACTAGGGTAAAGATGGAGAAATTAACTCCTTTTTTGCGTAAAGCGGCGATGTACCAAGAACGCAGTACTAAATTAAATTTTGCGAAACAGTCTGACCCCGATGGAAATAAGTGGGCTAGTCTTTCTGCTATCACTCTCAAGACTAAAAAATCTGGGGCGATTTTGCGAGAGACAAGTGCTTTGATTAGTTCTATCAGCTCAACTATTGCCGATAAGAGTGCGATCGTAACGGCTAATCAGGCTTATGGCATTTTTCATCAAACGGGGACGAGTAAAATGCCTCAGAGACAATTTCTGGGAATTAGCGATCGAGATAAGGAAAAAATAATGCAAATTGCTCAAAAATTGTTAGTGCCATGAACTCAATCATTGAACAGGAAATTATCACTCAATTATTACCAATTCGGGAGTTAGGAATAGCGGTGCATTGTTTGCCTGAGTCGCCTACTCTTTGGGGTTCGGTGGCAGGTAATGGGTGGGTTTCTGTTCAGTGGGATACGAGTGAATTGGAAGACTATTCCTTGGGAGAGCAATCAGCTATAGAGTTGCTGAAATATAAGCTCGATGTAAGGGTAAAAACCTTACGGGGTAGTAATTCTCTCTATGTTGTATTGAATCAGTTGAAACAATTGTTGTGGGGATTCCAGCCTAGTGTTTGTTATCGTCCTATTTCGATCGATAAGTTTCAGTTTGTTGGTATGGCAGAGGATTATTGGGTAGCTACAGGGGGATTTGTGGCTTATGGCTACGGTGGTTATTCTCAGCAATTTAATGATGATTATCCTACGGTTCGTGGGATAACAGTAGGTTCTGTTTTTGTAGGTTCTTAATAGGAGGAATAAATGAGTTTTTTTCATGGTGCGGAAACTAAATTTGTCGACGTGGGGCTTCGTCCTGTTCGACAAACTCAGGTAGGGGTAATCGGTTTGGTGGGTACGTCTCCTCAATATTTAGTTGCGGGAGGCAATCAATCGTTAAATCAACCCGTTCAAGTTTTAAACAAACGACAAGCCGTTGACTTCTTTGGGGCTGATCGAGAGGGCTACACTATCCCAAGTGCATTAAATGCTATTTTT